ACTTGTAGATTACAAAGGTGTTAAAAGAAAAGGCACATACATGTTTACAATAGATTGGGCTTGGGAAAATAAAGCAGGTATGCTAGATACAAACTTTAGTGAGGACCCAGAACATAAATGTGCTCACATGTTTAGAATGGATGACGGAAACTTTTTTGCATATCCAAACAATAGAACTATTTGGTATGATGATGCATACATGGATAAAAGGTTAACAGAAAATCCGGGATATAAGATAGACCAAAATTTTTATACAGTAGAGAATACTAGAGAGGAAGATACAACAACTGACGATTCATACATGACCCAGTTTGAACGACCTTAGTGAAATTATTTTTTGACCACATCACGGGCAAACTAACTAACCATGATATAATTTATTCTTTAACTTTAGCTAAGTTTGAAGAGAAAGAATATTGTCAAGCATTTGAACAAGGATGGATTCCTCTATCATGGTATTATACAAAGTTAGATGGGCTTACTTGGATTAATGCTAGAAACACAAGATTACTTTTAAAAAAATTTACATTTAGTAAAAAGCAAAGAAAGATATTAAGAAAAAAAGATATTAGAGTAGAGATACACGATAAATTAGATGATGCACTTTTCATTACTATTTCCGATATTTATAAAAAATATATTCAATATAAAAAATATTATGAAAAAGATTATGAAGAAGAAAGTGAAATATTTGAAAAAGAAGACTACATTGATTGGAAGTATTTTATCTACTATTACAAAGATAAACCGATAGCATTTACTGAGTTAAAAGTTTTTGATAGTAAACATGTTTTAACAGGACAGTTTGCTTGGGATTATGAAAATCCTAAATTAGGTATGGGAACATATGCAACTTTATATGAAATAGATTGGTCTATAAAAAATAAATGTAAAAAATATTATTTATCTTATGGATATGAAAAATCAAATATATACAAATCTAGGTTTGATGGTTTTGAATTTTGGAATGGTAAAAGTTGGATAGATAATAAATTGATATATAAAAAATTATGCGAGTATGATACAGAGGTAGAAACACTATCAGAGTTAAATACATATCAACGTAGATATTTTGAGTTAATAAAATAATGCCATTATATTCTTTTAAAAATAAAAAGACAGGAAAGATGTGGGATGAAATTTTATCTTTTAAAGAAAGAGAAGAATTATTAAAAGATAAAAATATAGAACAGATAATAACTGCACCTATGTTAGCTTTCATAGAAAGAGTAGAACATAAAGGTAGAGACCAGATGATAAGTGCTGCCCGTGATAAAATGAAAGAAAGACAGATAGAAGAACAAGTAGGTATTAGAAAATCACCTGACTGGTTAAAAGAAAGAACAGAAAAACATTTACAAAAGGTAAGAAATGTTAGTTCCTAGTGACAATAAACAATTAGAGTTAACAGATAAACAAAAGAATTTTTTAGATGCTTTGTTTGGTGAAGCAAATGGTGACCCAAAGATTGCAGGAGAGATTGCAGGATATTCTCATTACACTGTTCCACTAAAAGCATTGAAAGATGAAATAATAGATAGAGCAGAACAAGTTTTAGCAGCTTTTGCACCTAGAGCAAGTATGCAAGTTATTAACACTATGGGTATGGAAGAGAGCACAACCCCTGGTGCTAATGTAAGATTAGAAGCAGCAAAACAAGTATTAGATAGAATAGGATTAGTAAAAAGAGAGAAGATAGATGTTAACGCAAAAGTCGCCCACGGAATCTTCATCCTCCCCCCTAAGAATAACTAGACGAAGAGTATCTAGAATTATTCCTTTTGGTTACGAGGTATCAGAAGAAAACGATAAACTTTTAATAGAGATTCCTGAACATATGGAATTATTAAAAAAAGCAAAGAAGTTTATAGAAGACCACTGTAGTTATAAAGAAACAGCGGAGTGGTTATCACATCATTCAGGTAGAACTATTACGGGAATGGGTTTACGAGAAGTATTAAAGAGGTTTATAAACAAAGGGTGGTAGATGAACCTAAACCTAAGAATACTGGCAGACGTAGAATATCTGACCTAAATAAAACTTTAACAGTAAAAGAAAAGAAAGCTAAAAAATCTGCACAAGAAAAACTAGCTGATAAGAAAAAAGAATTATTAAGAGCACAAAAAAATTATTGGGCTACTAAGAATAGTTTAAAAGAATTAGATAAAGTTTTTACAGGTGAAAAGAATCTTATTGAAGAAGATAAGATAGAAGAAGCAACACCTAATATCAAAGAGGCTATCAAAGATAAAGAAGTTATATTTCAACCTAATGATGGTCCTCAAACAGAATTTCTAGCAGCTAGTGAAAGAGAAGTATTCTATGGCGGAGCAAGAGGTGGTGGTAAATCATATGCTATGCTTGTTGACCCACTTAGATACTGTGATAAACAAAAACACAGAGCATTATTAATTAGACGCACAATGCCTGAGTTAAGAGATTTAATAAATCATTCACAGCAACTTTACTCAAAAGCATACCCCGGTGCTAAATGGAGAGAGCAAGAAAAAGAATGGAGGTTTCCTTCAGGTGCTAGAATAGAGTTTGGATATGCGGAAAACTTAACTGATGCTTTACGTTACCAAGGTCAATCTTATACTTGGATTGGAATAGATGAACTACCGCAATATCCTACGCAAGATATATATAATTTCTTGCGTTCTTCTTTGAGAAGTGTAGACCCAGAAATACCAGTGTTTATGAGAGCAACAGGTAATCCGGGTAATGTAGGTTCACAGTGGGTTAAAGAAATGTTTGTTGACCCTGCTAAACCTAATAGTAAATTTGATATTGATATACAAACACCTAATGGTGTAAAGAAAATATCTAGAAGATTTATTCCTGCAAAGCTACAAGATAATCCTTATCTAATGCAAACAGATGATTATTATGCTATGTTGGCCTCTCTACCAGAAGTACAAAGAAAACAATTTTTAGACGGTAACTGGGAAGCGTTTGAAGATTCTTCTTTTCCAGAGTTTAATAAAGATTTACATGTTGTTAAACCTTTTGATATTCCTAGAGGTTGGATGAAATTTAGAGCAGCAGACTGGGGATATAGTTCACCTGCTTGTTGTTTATGGTTTGCAATAGACTTTGATAATAATATATTTATATATAGAGAACTTTATACTAAAAAACTAACTGCAGATTTATTTGCACAAAAGGTTGTAAAATTAGAAGAAGGCGAGTATATTAGATACGGAGTTTTAGATAGTTCTACTTGGGCTAGACGTGGAGACATAGGACCAAGTATTGCAGAGACTATGATACAAGAAGGATGTAGATGGAGGCCATCAGATAGAAGTCCTAAAAGTAGAATAGCAGGTAAATTAGAAATACATAAAAGATTAAGATTAAATGATGATACAGGATTTCCTACTTTATTTATTTTTAGTAATTGTTTAAACTTAATTAGAACTTTGCCTATGTTACCTACAGATAAAAATAATCCTGAAGATGTAGATACACATGCAGAGGACCATGCTTATGATGCACTTAGATATGGATGCATGAGTAGACCAATACATCCAGTATCAAAACAATTTCATGATATAGGCGTAGGTCAAACTAAAGATATAATATCTGATAAAGTATTTGGTTATTAATGAAAAAAAGTATAAAAGTAGGATATAGAAATTATAATATAAAAGTTTTAGATTCTGTCATGGCAAGAGTAAATGAATTGCATGGACAGTTTTTAACTAGTGAAGGAGTGATAGCTTTATCCTCCGCAGAAGATTCTGTTTCTCATGGCAACACTTTTATTCACGAAATATTACATGCAATAATATATCAGTGGGGCATAGACTTAGATGAGAAAGAAGAAGAAAGAATTTGCAATATTCTTGCAAATGGACTAACAACTGTAATAGTGGATAACTCTTGGTTACTTCCCTATCTACAAAAACACATAGGAGAAAAAAATGGCAATAATGTATAAATACACTATGGGTGAACTTCCTGATGAAAACAATATGGGTTACGGAAACACAAAGAAAAAACAAGGTGATTCTAAAACCAATGTTGTTAAAGGTGGTGCTGCACTTCCTGCAGACTATGCAGAGGGTGGAGTAAACAAAGAGTTCCCTAAAGAAAATAAAAATATGGTAGACGGAAAAGTCTTTACCCTAGCAGACGAAAGAGATTATTAAGAGGTAATATATGCCACACGATAATAAAAGTGGCTTGTCATCCGAATCTGATGAGGTTAATTCCTTAGAAGAGAAAGATGATTCTTATAATAATTTAGGCTATCTTATTGAAGCTAGACTAAAAGAATCTGAACAAGCACGTCTTTATGACGAAAAAAGATGGTTAAGAGCATACAGAAACTATAGAGGAATCTATGGTGCTGATATGGCTTTTCGTGATTCTGAAAAGTCAAAAGTATTTGTAAAGGTAACAAAGACAAAAGTCTTAGCTGCATACGGACAACTAATAGAGGTTTTATTTTCTCAAGGAAAATTTCCTATTAATGTGATGCCTACAACCGACCCAACGGGTGTAGAGCAATACGCACATATTAAACCTAATAACATGAAGAATCCTCGTATGGAGGATATTTATGGGTTTGAAGGTGATGGTAGAGAGATGGAACCTGGTGCTACTGCAGATAGTATTTTAAACGGATTAGCAGAAAAATATGCTAACGCAGGTTTTGAAAAAGGTCCTGCACCTGATTTAAAAACTATGCCACAGATAGAACCTGCAGAAGAAGCTGCACGAAATATGCAGAAACTAATACATGACCAACTAGAAGAAACACATGCAATATCTGTCATGAGACATGTATTGTTTGAAATGTGTTTACTTGGAACAGGTGTTTTAAAAGGTCCATTTAATTACGAACAATCAATACACAAGTGGTCTTTGAATGATGCAGGTGAAAGAGAATATACACCCGCAACTAAATTAGTACCAAGAATAGAAGCTGTTAGTTGTTGGGATTTATATCCTGACCCAGATGCAGTTCAAATAGAAGATGCAGATTATGTCATTCAAAGACACATATTTAATAGAACACAACTTAGAGATTTAATTAATAGACCATTTTTTAGAAAGTCTGCAATACTAGATGTATTAGAAGGTGGCCCTAACTATGAAACAAGAAGTTATGAAACAGCATTGTTTGATAGAGAAAACCAAGAGGAATATAGTAAGAATAGATTTGAAGTATTAGAATATTGGGGCACTATGGATAAATACCTTGTTGAAGAAGCAGGTATTGAAATGCCAGATGATATATCTGATGACCTA